AGCACTAGGCGGCGTGTACGGGTTGGGCCGCCGCCGAATCGGAACCCCGACACGGGGTCTATTCCATGTAGGAGGCCCGACATGGGCGTGACTGGACCCGTCCCCAAGCGCGACGGCGAACGACGCAGACGCAACAAGCCCGACACTCCGACCGAGACCGTGCCCGTCTCCGGCGAAGTGCCCGTCCCCGCAGCCGATCCCGCGTGGCATCCCATCGCCCGCGACTGGTACGCATCACTGGCCGGGTCCGGTCAGGCGCAGTTCTACGAGCCGTCCGACTGGGCGACTGCCTGCTACACCGCCCACGTCATGTCCGAGATCCTGAACGCCGACACCCTGTCCGCCGCGCTCATCGGCGCCGTCAACACGCTCATGTCGTCACTGCTCACCACGGAGGGCGACCGGCGACGGGTCCGCATGGAGATAGACCGCAAGACGACGGGGAAGCCGAAGCTTGCCCCGGTCACGGTCATGGACACGTACCGGGATGCATTCAGCGGTTGAGCCGGTGCGACTGGGTCCGACGTGGCAGGCAGACGACACCGGGAACTATGTAAAGCCTGACATATCGCTCGGTTGGCACGTCGCCGCATGGGCAGCCAAGTGGCTCCAGCACGAGGACAGCAGGCCGTGGAAGTTCACCCGTGAGCAGTTCCGCTTCGTCCTGCACTGGTACGCCATCGGTCCCGACTTCAGGTTCACGTATCGCGACGGTGTCCTGCAACGGCTCAAGGGTTGGGGCAAAGACCCGCTCGGCGCCGTACTGTGCGCCGTCGAGCTCGTGGGACCGTGCCGCCCCACCGGGGAGCTCGCCGACGCCGCCACGGCCACCGCGCTGGGCATCCCCGAGGGACAGCCCATCGGCCGGCCACACCCACAGGCATGGGTGCAGACGGCGGCCGTGTCCAAGGAACAGACCCGCAACACGATGACGCTTTTCCCCGCCTACTTCACGAAGGCGGCGCTCACTGAGTTCGGTATCGACCTGGGCAAAGAGATCATCTATGCGCACCGCGGGGCGCAGCAGATACAGGCCGTGACGAGTTCGCCGCGCACGCTGGAAGGGGCACGCTCGACCTTCGTGCTGCGGAACGAGACGCACCACTGGCTGTCCACGAACGAGGGTCACGAGATGGACGCGGTCATCGACCGTAACCTCTCGAAAGCCTCAGACGGTTCGGCCCGTGCCCTGTCGATCACGAACGCCTACGAACCCGGCGAAGAGTCCGTGGCGCAGATCGCCCGCGAGGCATACGAGGACATCGTCGCAGGCAAGTCCGTGGACGTGGGCATCCTGTACGACTCGCTGGAGGCACCGCCCGAGGCGACGCTCGATGCCGAGACCTTGCCGGCCACGCTGGACGCGATACGCGGCGATGCCGTGTGGCTCGACATCCCGCGCATCATCCAGGCCATCATGGACAAGCGGAACCCGGCCTCGCGCTCGCGCCGGTTCTGGCTCAACCAGATCGTGGCGACCGAGGACGCATGGTGTACGCCGCAGGAGTGGGACGCACTGGCAGACCGCGAGACGCGGCCGGCAGAAGGCGACCTCATCGCACTCGGTTTCGACGGCTCGCTGACCGACGACCATTCGGCGCTCATGGGCTGCCGTATCAGTGACGGCTTCGTATTCACGCTTGGGGTCTGGAACCCGGAACAGCACGGCGGCGAGGCACCCCGTGACGCCATCGACCGCGCCGTGCGCGCCGCGTTCGAGTATTTCGACGTGGTCGCGTTCTACTCGGACTTGCACCCGTGGCAGTCCTACGTTGACCGCTGGGCGCAGGAGTTGGGCACGGACTTGTGCGTGGCATCGCACCTGAAGCACCGCATCGCGTGGGACATGCGCAGCCGCCAGAAAGAGTTCACCGTCGAAGGTGCCGAGCGCACCCTGAACGAGATCACGGAACGGGCCTTCCGCCACGACGGCGACGCCCGCGTCCGGCAGCACGTCCACAACGCCCGCAGACGGCCGAACGCCTGGGGCGTGTCATTCGGCAAGGAGCACCGCGAGAGCGCCCGCAAGGTCGACGCCCTCGCCGCGCTCATTCTCGCGCGCATGGCGCGCCGGGCGTACCTGTCGCTGCCCGAGCGCAAGCAACGGCGCAGACGCGGCCGGGCCTCATTCTGTTAGGAGGGCGTATCTATGGCATTGAGCCAAACTGAGGTGGTGGCGCAGACGCGGCTCATGCTGGGCTGGAGGGCTGCGGATCGCAGTCGCCTGGACCGCCTGTACGAGTACATCCACGGAGAACAGCGATTCCTCTGGCTGCCGTCATCGCCGCCCGCGGAGGTGCGCCGCATTGCCGACATGAGCCGCGTCAACGTGCTAGGCCTCGTGATCGACTCCGTGGCGCAGTCCATGTACGTGGACGGCTACCGCTCCGCGAAGCAGGAGGCAGAGGCACCGGCGTGGGACGTGTGGCAGCGAAACGGCATGGACGCACGGCAGCTTGGCGTCCACCGTGCCGCGCTCGGGTACGGCGTCAGTTACGTCGTCGTCCTGCCGGGCGACCCCGTCCCCGTCATTCGCGGCGTCTCCCCGCGCGACATGACCACCGTCTACGGTGAGGATGACGAGTGGCCGATGTGGGCGCTTGAGCGGCGGCGCTCTGCCGTCAAGGATGCAACCTTGTTCCGCCTCTTCGATGACGACATGGCCTACTGGGTCAGCGTGGACGCGAGCGGCAGCACCGAGTTCGTCTCATCCGAAGAGCACGGCGTCGGCCATGTCCCCGTGGTGCGCTTCCTCGCCAAGTCCGACCTTGACGAAGAGATCACGTCTGAGGTGGACGACCTCATCCCGTTGCAGGATCAGATCAACCTCACGACATTCGGCTTGCTCGTCACCCAGCACTACGGCGCGTTCCCGCAGCGGTGGATAGCGGGATGGATGGCCGAGTCCGAAGACCAGAAGATGGACGCCAAGCAGAACAAGCTCTGGACGTTCGATGACGCCGACACCAAGGTCGGCATCCTTCCCGGCGCTGACCTGAAAGGATACATCGAGTCTCGGCAGGACTCGCTCAAGACCCTTGCCGCCATCTCACAGACCCCAGCACATGCGCTCCGCGGCGAACTCGTGAACCTCTCGGCAGAGGCGCTTGCCGCAGCCGAGCAGGCCGAACGTCGCAAGATCACCGAACGCGAGACCATGTTCGGGGAGTCGTGGGAGCAGGCGTTGGCGCTCACGGCCGGCATCGGGGGCATGGACGCCGACGCCGCGGCTCAGGTTCGCTGGAAGGACACCGAGGCCCGCGCCTTCGCCGCCACCGTGGACGCGCTCGGGAAGATGGCGCAGATGCTGGGCATCCCGTACCAGGAGCTTTGGGAGCGCGTGCCCGGCGTCACCCAGTCCGACGTTGAGCGGTGGAAGTCAGCAGCGGCACGCGGCGACGCGCTCGGGCAACTGACGCAGCTGCTTGACAGGCAGGCCGGGGACATGGCCGGGAGCTTCGCCGTCTGATGGCACGTACCCGCGAAGCACGCCTCCTGACCGACCTGTACCGCCGCCGGACCTTGGCGCTGCACTCACAGACGATTCGCGACGTGACACGGTTCTACCGCATTTGGCAACTGAACGACCCGGCCACGTATGCGGCGATGGAACAGGCGCTCATCGCCGTCGCACAGAACCGGGGGATGCAGGCCGCGGCGTTGGCCGCGAACTACTACGAAGCGTTTCGCGCGTTCGAAGTTCCGGCGGGCAGGCTCGTCTCCATCCCGCTGGCGTCACCGCCGCCGGATGAGCAGATACGCGCCGCCATCTCGGCCACGGCGAGGGCCGGAGTCCTCAACGGCTTGCAGGCCGGACAGCCATACGAACAGGCGATGGCGAACGGCCTCGTGCGCGTGAGCGGCGCAGTCAGCCGCCTCGCGCTCAACACTGGGCGTGACACCGTCCAGCAGGAGGTCAAGCGCGACCCGAAGGCGCTGGGCTGGTCCCGCGTCGCCGGCGGCGAGTGCTGCGCGTTCTGCGCCATGCTCTGCTCACGCGGCCCCGTCTACAAGGAGGAATCGGTCGACTTCGAGGCGCACGACCACTGTGCCTGCGTGGTTGAACCGCACTACGCCGGGTCAGACTGGCCGCCGCAGTCGGTCGCCTTCCGAAGCCTCTGGGACGAGACCGGCTCGCTGAACACGTTCCGCCAAGCACTGAACGAGACCGAATAGCGGCAGCCGCCACGGCCGCCATAACCCGACACGGGAGCAAGGACACATGTCACCCGAAGACAAGCCCGAACAGCACGACGAAGCGACCGAGGCCAAGCCGTCCGCCACGGACGCGGGAACCGGCGATGTCGACTGGAAGGCAGAGGCAGAGAAGTGGAAGACCCTCTCGCGCAAGCACGAGGGTCAGGCCAAGTCCAACGCCGATGCCGCCAAGCGACTCTCCGAGCTTGAGGACGCGAACAAGACTGAGTCGCAGAAGCTCACCGAACAGATGACCGCCGCTGAGAAGCGTGCCGCCGAGGCCGAGGCCAAGGCAACGCGCTACGAGGTCGCGGCCGAGCTTGGTATCCAGACCAAGCACCTGAAGTACCTGTCTGGGTCGACGCGCGACGAAATCGAGGCCGCCGCCAAGGCGATCCGCGAGGACTTCCCCGAGACCTACGCCGACCCCGACACGGGGACGGGAACGCCGTCACGGCCGAAGGAGCGGCTACGTTCCGGCGCGGTTCCCGACGAGGAACCCGACGAGACGGATCCGCGCAAGTTGGCGGCTGCCGTGCCACGTCTGTAGCACGACGCCACACCCGGAATCGCCAGGAGTAAGAGAACATGGCTAACGCATTCATCAAGGCGACCAAGGTCGTCTCCACCGCACTGGGCGTGCTCGAGCGCGAGACCGTCCTGCCGAACCTCGTCTGGCGCGACGCGGCCGGCGGGTTCGAGGGTGCCTACAACGACACCATCTCCATCCGCGTCCCTGCCTACGTCACGGCTCGCACCCGCGCCCTGCGTGCCACCGACAAGATCACGATTGACGAGCTGACCGAGACCAAGGTCGACGTGACCCTCGACACCGACGTGTACAAGGGCATCAAGGTCACGGACGAGAACATGACCCTGGACATCGCCGACTTCGGCGCACAGGTTCTCGGCCCGATCCTGCGCTCCATCGTCGTCGGTCTCGAGGACGAACTCGTTGACACCATCTCAGAGGCGACTTACGCGCTGACCGAGACGTTCAGCGAGGCCGACCCGCTCGGCAGCGTGCTTGCGGCCCGCAAGGCACTGAACAAGTGCTACGTGCCGATGGTCGACCGCGTCCTCGGATGCGGCGCCGACATCGAGGAGCTCATCCTCAAGAACCTCGCCAACCGCGAGAGTGGCGCCGTGTCCGCCGAGAGCGCGCTTCAGGACGCGACCGTTACCCGCTATGGCGGCTTCCGCATCGTGGCCGTCCCGGCGCTGGCCCCTGACGAGGCGTATGCGTTCCACAAGAGCGCGTTCGTCATGTCGAGCCGCGCACCGGTCGTGCCCGGCGGCGTCACCTGGGGCGAGTCGCAGTCTGCTGGTGGGTTCGCCATCCGGGTCATCAAGGACTACGACCCCGACTACCTGCGAGACC